ATATAAATAATCACCTATACTTACAATGTTTCCTATGCTAACTAATGGATTTGTTGAAAAATTAATTGTAGTAGTATTTCCTATTGCTGAAACACTAGTAGACCTTCCTATACCATTAGCTGACCTCATAGCGTATTGCCCTGGAAGCGCTGGTACTTCTCCGGTTTGTCTTAGAAATGCAAAATAATCACCTTCTTTTTTAATAAACCAAGTGCTGTCAATAAAACCGTTTTGTTGTATATCAGTTTCAAGATTTGCTTGCCACGCCTGATTTGATTCTAAATTAATAGTTTTAAATATTTTATTCTCAAGCGGGTTTTGATTAAACACCGTTGTTATTTGAGAATTATATTGCTCGCCATAAAAATTATTTCTACTTCCATTAGCATTGTGTTGGTATAAATTACCTCCATTAAATGTATAAAAGTATTGATTCATTCCAAGCATGTAATCAGGTATGTATGAATAAAACGATGGCCACCCTTTTGAAGTTTGACTATACGTTAAAGTATACTCCGTTTCTACCGGTGAAGGTATTGGAGGTACAACACTAGTCGGAGTTGGTGTTGTAGGAGTAGGGGTCGGAGTAGGTGTAGCTGTCGGTGTAGCTGTTGGCGGTCCAGGAGTTGGAGTTGGCGTAGGAATTGGAGTAGCTGTTGGAGTCGGCGTAGGAGATGTACAGGCAACATTTTCACTACGTGCTTGTCCATTTTGTACAGTTGGTATATTACCATCTTTTACACAAACTTCATATTCTGTGTCAGTGAACAAAGTACCGGTTTGCACTACATTAGCACAATCCCTATAAGAAAAATTACATGTACCTGGCGCAGTACTTGGGCACACTAAAACCCATTCTGTACATCCTGTTGAAGGAGTAGGAGTTGGCGTTGGTGCTCCAGGTGTAGGCGTCGGGGTAGGCGTCGGTGTAGGATTTGCTGAACATGCAGCAATAGGCCCTACTGCTGTACCACCATTTACTATTGGAGTGTTTGGAAATAAAACACAAGCGTCTACGCCTCTATCCGGCTCAATTGTCCCGGTTTGAGTTACTGCGTTACAGTCTATATATTCATAACTACACCCAGAACTTGTACTTGGACATAATAATTCCCATTCATTACACTGAACACTTACTGGAGTTGGTGTGGGTGTAGGTGTGGGTGTAGGAACAAACGGTGTAGGAGTTGGCGTTGGTGCTCCAGGCGTCGGGCTAGGTGTTGGCGTTGGTGTAGCTGTAGGTGTTGGCGTTGGGGTTTGAGTAGGTGCAACAGGAATATCGCCACAATCAGACGTACATGGGTCGATTGTGTCAAAAGCTGACCCAGATATAGATGTTACAGTAACTGTTCCTTCTTCGAGTACACAAGCCTCAATAATGCTATCGGGCTGCATAGTGTAGTTAATTAGTTGTCCACTACAACAATCAATTTCAAACGTACACTCATCCCCTACTGCTCCTATAGGACAAGATAATATATAAATGTTACAAGCCATCCGCTAAATATTGTTACAAATTTACGAATTTAAATGCAATGTCTTTTATCTTGCTTTTTTAATTAAAAGAATTTAATATTTTTGATTTAGGTATTTGCCAAATCCAGTTTTGAAAATCTTCTAATCCGCCAGATAGGGTTACTGTATCTCCTGTATTAAGCATGGTCATAACAAAAAACAGTCCATAGCCTATATGTTTGTTTATAAAAGGAACAGAAGATATCTTTATAAATTCAAAATTACTGTCAAGCATTACCAGCCAATGATTATACTTTCTTTCACTATATACTTTTGTATGTATCAGATATACCATCTTATCATCTATCATTATAGGAGAAGCTGAACCTCCTGTCGTAACATTAGAGAAATACATCTCACCCCTTGGTATATTGTGTTTATCATCAGTATGTTCTTTATGATAAAGTTTAAAGTATAATTTATTCCAGTCTTCACATTTGTATATCTCTAAGGAAGGTGTTGTTGAGTAAATAAAGTATAACTCATTATCTTTTTCAAAAAATAACCAGTTCTTTTCAAAGTAAACTTCTGGTCCAACTCCAAATTTCATCTTGTTATACTCGTCTATAATAACATCTCCCAGAAAATTATATTGATTATCTAAAATAGCCATGTTTGTATTAAACTCGTTATCTATATACGCTGCACAAAAATAATCTTTACCTTTGTATGAAAAATGTCTAAAGTCTTCAAACTTTGCTTTTTTACTGTATCCTTCTATAGGTAGAATTTTTGTGTTGATAACGTCAAAATCTTTATTAAACAAATACTCTGTTAAACTTCTACAATCACCAATCTCTTTCATAAACAAAGTTCTTTCAGTATTTTCATCATATCTTGATACGCCTTTATATTCATCTCCATAAGGAAAAATTGTCAGGTTGTGTGTAACCGAGGGTCTTGTTAACGTATCTAATTTTTTTATGTCTTTGTTTTCTTTTGTTCTCCAGGTGCCCTCAAACATGTGGGTTATATAAATATCATCTCTTGTTACTTCAAAAGGTTTTGATGTTTTGAAAGCATTGCTATGTGATTGGTTAGACCCAAAACGATTAATTGACAGACATACTGAATTGTTTTTAAATACGTCTTTTGTATAGTCTTGTGTTGTGCCAAAATAATCTATAACGTGTTTTGTAATTCTACCAGGGCCTGTATTAACTAAAGCACCTTTATCAACTGGGTTGTTCATTATATCTTGTATAACTTGTAACATAAGAGGATGATTTTTTTTAGAAGCAATTGCCCAGTTACATACTGAAACAATTTTGTTATCTATCACATAACCTATACCAAAAAAATTATCTTTAAAAAAACCTTCTTTAACAACGTTGCCTTCTAAACCAAAAATTATATCTTCATAAGTTATCCATTCATCTAAAGGCTTATTACAAAAAGTATCTGTATCTACATAAACACCTCCATTTTCATAAAGATAACAGTACCTAAAAAAATCACTTATTTCTCCTTTGTTTGAAAGTGTACGGTAAAATTCATTATATACTGTATTTTCAAACCATTTATCAACCTGTGTTTGGTCAAAAAATAAAAACTCATAATCAGGGTTATGTTTTTTAAAACTATCAATCATGTAATCATTAACACCAAACAAATCTAAAGCTGTATAAATTATTGTTCTAGGTATCTCTCTAAATATTCTGTGTTTCTCAACATTATCCCAAAAGTAAGAGGGTAAGTTGTCTTGTTTTTTTGTAGGATATTCACATTTTATGTAATTCTTTTTATTAAAAATTATATAACCATTTTGATGTTGAACGACTAACATATTACTTGTTGTGTCTAAACCTAACTTAAAATCTTGTTCTGGATTTCTTCCAAGATATTGATTTATTGCTTTACCAAACATAGCAGGGCCTGTGTATTCAAGATAAAATCTTTCCTTTTTACTTTCAACATTTGACAGAATCTTTTGTATAGCAATCTTTAAAGCAGGGTGTTTTGGCGTTGAAGCTATAAAGCCGTTCCATAGCCATTTTTGAGCCATAGGGTCATCTCTACAAACTATAAGGTTAACGTTTTGGTTTAAAAGTTTTTTAAGGTCTCCTAAAAGTATTGTATCTATATCTGCATAAACTCCACCATAAATATACAAAACACACAATCTGAATAAATCAGCTTTGAATGCACCAGGGACAAGGTCTATAAATGCGTTAACTTCATTTTGTGTAAAATGTTTTTTTATAAAGTCAAGACATTGTTTATCGTCATAAAAGTTATAAATAAAGTCTTTTACAGCCCATGTTTGCTGAGCTTGTTTCATACCCTTGGGTAATTGGGTTGCTTTAAATGTTTGAAATATTTTTTTAGGTATTAACATTTTAATAAATAATCACTATGACTAATTTGTTCAACTGAATAACCTAATTCTATTAGATTTTGATGTATGTGTTTAGTGTTTTCTAAACTAGCATTACCTCTATGGTCAGACCAACACTCTAAGGCAATTACAGGTTGATATTTTTTAATAGTCTCTATAGCACCTTGTATTGCTAAAGGTTCATAACCTTCTATATCTAACTTAATAAAATCTAACTTACTTAATTTTAAACTATCAATAGATATACATTCAGTTTTTTGGTTTTCAGATTTTGGCAGTAAATTACCCATAGGGTTGTTATCTAAACCACTTGCTCCAGGATTATTAGAACTAATCCAGTTAAACATTGTTTTGTAGTTTTTATTAGATAGTGCTTGATTAAAAACTTTAACGTTGTTACAATTATTTAATTTTAAGTTTTTAGTTAACAATTCAAAAGAAGTGTCTAATGGTTCAAAGCAATATAGCTGCTTACATAATTTAGATAATTTTACACTATGTAAACCAACGTGACAACCTCCTTCTATTACAATAGAGTCTAGGTTTGTATACTGTTCAAACACTCTGTGTAAAAAATCTTCGTATATTTTTTCTTCTCTTACTATATCACTTATGTAACATTTATCGTAAAGATTAAAATTATAATTGTGACCGTTGTGATAATTTTTTATTTCGTAAATCATAAAGCTATAATAACTTTTTCAGCCCATCCATATTTTTCAGAATGTGCCCAAAGAATTACTGTATGTGGTTTTTTTATATTAGCGTCTATATGTAAGACAAGATTTTCCTGCTTTAGTAACATATTCCAATTTGTGTAGTCTTTTCTATACAATTCCTGTTGGTTTTTATCAACACATATTAAAGCACAAAATGTATAATCATCTTTGTAAAAACGATTTACATCTACAGCCAAAGGATGTTTGAATTTTGTTATAAATTCTTCTTCTAGTTTACCCGGTGGGTTAACGTTATTAAAACAAGCTTGAGTAATGGCTCTATCACTGAATCTAATTCCACTATATTCTTCGTAATCCTGTAAAGTTTTTTCTTTACCAAGACCATAGACACCAAAATGTTTTTCATTACAAGGAGAACAAACTTCACCATCTACTCCTAATAGCTGTCTTACTCTATTATGTGTGTGAGTATTTTTTTCTACCCAAGTTGTATCGTCGTCCCAATGTTTTGTTCTACCTACTCTTGTATATTCGTGATAAGTAATTATTTCATTTGGATGAAATAAATCATAGCCATGAGTAAAAGACCTAACAGCAAGAGTTATTTCTTCACCGTGAAAGTAAAAAGAAGGGTCATGTTGAACCTCTTCTACGTGTTTACCTGTTGTAAAAGCAAAGTGTGCTGAATAAAACCTTGCTGGTAGAGGTTTACTTGTATCTTCCATTGTATAAGGAAGGAAAAACACTACACCTTCAGGTGTAAATCTATCAAATTTCATTCCCCAAACTTCAGCGTTATTTTTAATGTCAAAATTATTTGGGTCGTATGCTGTTGCGTAAGTAGTGAGCAATGGCTTTTTATGACCTGATTTTTGCAGACCTTCATACATTTTAATCAACTTAACATCCCAATTTTTTACAAACCTGTGGTGACTGTCAAGTTGTAATGTATATTTTTCATTATTGTATTCTTGCTGTATTAAATTACGTGCCCAACAAGCACCGTTTGTTTCAGTATAAGGTATGTCTAATATTTTTACCCTTTTGTCTTTTTTATACTTACCTAAATCATCCCACTCATCTTCTGTTGAATGTTGCCAAGCAATACATACGGTTATATTATCAGGAAATTTTGCGTTGTCAAATAATGAATCTAATGTGGGTACTAATTCTGGGTCACGATAAGATGCAATTTGAATGAATATACTATTTTTCGACATTATTATATTAGATTAAATTTAATTAAAGTTATTAATTATTAATTAATTAAAAAAATATTACAGGCAGTATAGGGTTTTTAGCTTTTGTATTTTTTGTAAAACCCAATCTTCATTTAAATCTTCATACACTTTTTGATGAAAATTAATACCAGCTTGTGGTGTCTGTATCTTTAACCCATCTATAGTTTTATACTCAGGCATATCATTAGTCACAAACACATCTAAAAATTTTCTTTTTTTTCTTTCACCACACATTACTATAAACTGATTAACAATTGTTTTACCCCACGAGTGACCTCCATTAATTTCAAGTGGCACACCTAATTCCGAAATTAAGTCTACCGACTCTGATGCAATAGCAACATCTACCCAGTTTTTTTCATAATTAGAATAGTATCCGTCATAAAATTTAGACCACCCACCTAAAATAATTACTTTTCCATTGAGGTGATTGTTCACGTTTTGAATAAAATCTTTCATATTTACGGACATGATGGACAAGATATTGGTCCTGCAGTTTTAACTCCGTTAAAAAATTCATAATAAGTAGAACCAAATTCACTAACATAAATTGTTCCGCTCTCAAGTGTAGAGCAAGTAAACCCATCATACATTCTTGTTGCTGAAGCTACAGAATTTGCATTAAAGTATTTAATACCACTACTGTCTGGAGGTACACAACAACCATTATAAAGGCCTGTAGAGAATCCAACTTCAATTGCAATACAAGCTCCAGGTGTTGGTGTCGGTGTAGCTGTTGGAGTCGGAGTAGGACTCGGACTCGGAGTAGGAGTTGGCGTAGGAGGACCAGGTGTAGGCGTCGGGGTAGGCGTCGGTGTAGGGCCCACAGGCGTCGGACTCGGTGTCGGTGTCGGTACTCCAGGCGTCGGTGTCGGACTCGGTGTCGGACTCGGTGTCGGACTCGGTGTTGGAGTAGGTAGTTCAGTTGTAGGCGTAGGCGTAGGTGCAGTACATGAATTACAATCTGTATATTCCGCATTTGCAAGTGTACCTAAAGTTCCAGTAGGGTCAACAATTTCATAACAATTTCCATCAGGCATTAATAATACAGTATAAGTTGGAAATGTATTTGCAAGTGCTCTACCTACCGTGTAATTATTAAACCCACCATCACATCTTGTTATTGTATAGTCATCATAAGCTATAGTTGGAGTAGGCGTTGGCGTAGGCGTAGGTGTTGGCCCAGCCGGTGTTGGAGTAGGTGTCGGTGTCACTGGCGTAGGCGTTGGAGTAACACAAGGTCCTACTAAAGTAACAGTTCCATTACCACTTGTTAAAGTAGGTACTCCTAATGCACAAACTGATGATGAATCTCCATCATCCACACTTTCAGTTTGTGATGCACCACTACAATCAGTATAACTAAAGTTACCAACTAAACCTGGGCCTCCTTCTAAATCCCATTCATTACAACCACCAGGCGTTGGCGTTGGAGTTGGGGTTGGAGTAGGAGTAGGTGTAGGGTTTGCTCCTATACAAGTATCACAATCTATGTAAACATTAGTATAATCATTAGTGTTTACAGTTGAGCTTGTTTCATCTATCTCGTAACATTTGCCATCAGCCATTAATACTATATCACCCGGGTCATTTCCACTAGCGTCAGCTACTCTAACATTAATATAGTTTGCGTTACCTTGTCCTGGACAAATTGTAACAGTGTAATAATCATACCCAAACGTTGGAGTTGGAGTAGGTGTTGGAGTTGGCGTTGGGCCGACCGGCGTAACTGTTGGTGTCGGAGTAACAGTCGGGCTACAACTTACTCCTGTGTTATTTGGTTGACCACCGTTTACTATAGGTGTTGTTCCATCTAATACACATACATCAATATCAAAGTCTGGAGGTAGAGGACCACCATTTTGCACTACTCCATTACAATCTGTATAAGTATAAGTACATCCACCGCTTCCACTTGGACAAGTTAAAGTCCACTCACTACATGACGGTGTTGGAGTAGGTGTCGGTGTCGGTGTCACTGGCGTAGGCGTTGGAGTAGGCGCTCCAGGCGTTGGGGTCGGTGTAGGTGTAGGAGTAGGGCAAGGTCCATTTAATGTAACAGTCCCGTTACCACTTGTTACAGTAGGAACACCTACAGCACAAACTGGTATTGAATCACCATCTGGTACACTTTCTGCTTGTGGAATACTAGAGCAATCAGTATAACCAAAAGTACCGCCTCCAGAGCCACCTACTAACTCCCACTCGTTACAACCACCAGGCGTTGGCGTTGGCGTTGGTGGTGGAGTTGGAGTAGGTGTTGGATTAGCTGTTAAACAAGCAGTACAATCTACATAAACATTTATATAGTCGTTAGTATTTGCTGGTGCTGCATTTTCTGTTATCTCATAACATCTACCATCGTTCATTTCTACTATATCTCCTGATGTTACTCCACTTGCAAATGAAGCTCTAACACTACTGTATAATGTGCCTCCTCCTCCTGGACAAGGAGTAATAGTAAAGTAATTATAAGGCACCGGTGTTGGTGTTGGTGTTGGAGAAGGAGTAGGTGTAGGAGTTGGCGTTGGTGCTCCAGGTGTTGGCGTCGGTGTAGGCGTACCACTCGACCTATAATCCCACACCAAATATAAAATACTTCCAGTTGTCGGCACTATAAAGTCTGCTGAATAAATTGTTGGAGCACCAACAGTAGATATAGGTGTCGCATCAATTGCTAAAGAAAGTAAAGTTGATATGTCTGTTACATTGTTTTGATAAAATGTGTTTGTTCTTAAATATTTAAATTTATCTAATGAAGGGTCAAATACAAAATCATCAAAATTAATTTTGTTTGAAGAAACAGTTACAGTAGACCCATCAGTTGGGAAAACTCCACTACCCTGCGCTCCTGAAAATAATTGATATTGTGAGATAGCAAAAGAAGAAGATGTGCTTCCAAATTCTACTAAATTAGATTCTTGAGGTGAAACAGTCACACCGTCAGTCCAACCAAATTCGTTATGTATGAATTGTCCAGCTTCAAGTGGGTCAGTAACACAAATGTTATATATGTTTAATGCGTCTGACCTAGGACAGCTTACATTTATTTGTATAGTATCGTTTTGATTTGAATCTGAGCTAACAACTAAAGTAACCTCTTGTATATTTGAAACATTTTTATTAAATGTAAAACTACCCGAAACTGTAACAGAACCTGATGTATATGTTACGCCTTTATAAATAGCCTTTATTGTATAACCGACTTGAGATTGAGACCCCTCTGTAATTAGTTGATTTCCAGACTCGTCAGTCATAAGCACACTTGTTTCACTTTCAATATCTTGTTCTCCTTCTTGTGGAATTACATAACTAACAGTTACTAAACCTACTTGCTCTGTAACATCAACACAATAAACAAAGTCTTTATTAGCTATTACTGTTATATCTTGGGTAACACCACACGCTAAACAAAGTGGTATTTCAGGTTTTAAAATTTTGTTAGATGTTAAAACGTATTCATCCATATAAGGGTCATATCCACCTAATTTTTGTGTAGTAAATGCTGAGGTAAATAAATCTCTAAACCAGCTTCTCATACCAGTTTCCGATATAACTATTAGTCTTTCATCTGATACTGACCCACCTATTAGTTGAAGTACCGCTCCTCTTTTAACATCAGTAAAGTATTTGTTTTCACCCCACGCAACAAAACTTTCTGGATTATTACTAATACCATAGTTTTCAAGACGGGCTATCTGATTTCCTAAAATTTCTGGAACTGAAGCAACCAGACCTCCTCCAGTTGAGTCAGATATAATATTTTTAGAAGCGAGAACGTATGATATTTTATCTTCTTGTAAAACAAGTATATCAGTTCTTCTACCATATAATATTTCAACATCTCCATAACTTTCTTCAAGTGGTTTAAAATTAGCAAGTCCTAAATTAAATTCATTTAATTTATTGACATTAGTTTCATCATTATATACACCACTATAAGTTAAATCAGCAAACCTAAGAGCTTCTTTATATTCTACGTTAGAAGTTGTAAATACTCTATTACCTAAATTAAAAGATTTACCATTTAAAGCGTCTCTTATTTTATAACTTTCTACACCATTTCCAAATGCAAAACAATTAAAAAATTTAGTATCAACTACCCCAGCAACACCTGTAGATATATCTTGATTAGTTATGTTACCGCTATGATTACCGTTTGAATCAATAGAAAATGATTCATCGTTTTCATACCATACATCAGGCAATGCTTCAGTTGGTTCTGTTTCAAATACAACAACTGAATCTCTTCTAAACACTGTAAATGTAATTTGAACACGTGATTTTCTTTTGCTTGATTGACTAGCTCCAGAACATGCTTCTGTACCACTTACCAGTAGCGAATAAGTATTGTCTGTATTGTTTTCATAAAACCTGTAATAGTTATTTAAAAGTAAGTCGCTACCAGATGTTGGGCTGTTTGATTTCCCCCCAAATATAGTAAGCATCGTAGAGTTACTTAAATTTTTACCTGCGTATCCATTAGATTCTGGAGTACCTGTTGGTGAACCAGGAACTAAACCTGAAATAACAACGTTTCCTACAGGGTCTGCAGGAGTTCCACTAAAGGTTATAGCTTCATTTTCTATTACAAAGGTTGCATTGCTATTAATAAACCATTGATACATATCTGTGTAAGTGTCTTGTGCAATAAACTCCTTCTCTATAATACTTGTTCTTTCTTCACAATTGTTTCCACTGCTTCCTCCTTTTCTCTCTTGTTCAATTTTCATTATTATTTTACTTCCGCTAGGTACAGTGTAATTGGTGCTTGTTGGCGGAGACGTAGTAGTTGTAGTATAAAAAGGATTTGCTGCTACTGGATTTTCTTGACCATTATCTGCGGTTTGCTGAAATGTTCCTAAAGAAATGATATCATTAGCACTCTCATCTGTTGAAAAATCTTGAGACTTCATTTTCATATACGTCCCTCCTGGAACAGGATTACCGCTAGCAGGGGTAATAAAGTCCGCAACTTGTGTTTGTTTTTCTAAAACAGTTGCGAATACACAAGATTCAACCGGACCGTTTGCATCTCTTTTTACAATCAATCTATCTCCTTCTTCAACTTTAGCAATATTATCACCTTCTAATAATAAAAATGTATTATTAGAATTTGGGTCATTAATAAATATGCTTGAATATATTGTTTCATAAATAGTTCTATCTGGTTTTAAAACAAACTTATATCTTGTTGCCCAAGAAGGAGCTACTTGACTTGTTGGTATTGTTGCAATAATTTTATTTAAAGTTTGTGAGTTTCTGCATGGAATATTTACAGTATTATTATTACTAACTAAAGCTGTTGAAGCTCTGTTAAATTCATCCATGTATACTATACCTAACTCATAACCTCTATTACTATGTAAGCTTTGTGAATCTGCAGTTTCTTTTAAGGTAGCGGTAATAGAAGTAAAAGTATTATACGATACAATTAAATTACTTGTTCCTGGTGATGTTTGAATATATTGAGCTACAGGAAATGTTAGTTTTATTTCAGTTCCGGTTAATGTTGAAGAAATTGGTTCACCTTTATTAGATGATGGAGGAACCGAGGCTGTGCTTGATGTTAATCCTGTTTGATTTAAAGAATAACTAAATCCTCCACCTGATAAAGTTGGGGTTAAAGAAAAATTAAACGCATCTGTTAAAGTTGCACCTAAACCATTTTGAGCATCTGCTACAGTCTGAATAGCAGAACTTATTAAACCCATTTTAGATTGAAAATCTGAGCTATTATATAGAGCTGAAACTGTAGTATAATTATCAACTAAAACATACTGAAAATTAATCAGGGTTTCCCCTTGTAATTCTGTGGGAGTGTCTGTCCCATTGTAAGATAAATGTTGATAGGTAAAAGAAAAATTTAAACTTGCTCCTTGAACTAATTTACTTTCAAACCCACCTAAATCAAAAGAAAAACCAGAAGTCGTTATGTTTTGAGTATTACTAAAAGCAGTATAATTAAATGCCAATGAATTAGAAGAATTTAAATCTACTCCAGTAGCATCATCAGTGTCTAATGCAACTGTGTATTGTAAATTTAGTGGTTGATTATTTTTATCAATTAAATTATATCCCTCTGTATAATTACCATAAATTAACCTATTACCCATTAGAGTTTGAGCTTTCGCTAATCGTGGAACATTGTCATATAATCTTAATATTTCTGATTCTGGTAATACAGTAAAAATTTTACTATTAGTAAAAACATAAGTCGCATTACTGTTATGCGGACCTAATGGTGATTTTTTTATTTTTTCAATAATTTTTATTGTAGGGTCGTTAGCCTCTTTAAACAATAAGTCTATACCGACTACTATTGAGCTTCCTGTATTATATGTAATTTGTACTCCATTTTTGGAATTAACCATTCCCTCGTTTAAAAAACTATTAGGAGAAAATTCAAAAAAACTTGGTTGAAAAGCTGGTTCACTAAACTGCGAAACAGCAGAATACTCACCATTTGAATATTTATACCTATAGGCAAAACAAATAAAATTGTCCTCTAAAAAAGAGTCTTGTAAAGTTGTGTTTAATAAATTTAATGTTGGTGCAGCCAGAGGAGGTTTTTTAATTACTAATAACTCTCCATCACTAATTTGGTCTACATTATTAAAAGGAACAGGGTAATTAAAATTTATATTTACAACTCTTGGAGCATTTAAATTATCCGTAAAAAAAAGTAAGTTATCTATTTTATTTACTGCAGTAATTAAAAAATTAGAATTAAAATTTAAAGTTGTATTTGTATTATTTCCTGAGTTAATACTTATAACATGGTATAATACTGCTCCTGTAATTACATTATAAGAAACAATTAAATCTAACTTACCTGTTGCACCTACAGTAAAAGCTGGGTCATGAACAAACCAATATATAGTTTCATTTGCACCATCTTCAAAAACTCCAATACATCTCGCAGAGCTGCTTAATGCAGTACCGTCTATATATTGAAGTCTAGTAACCTGTACATTTCCCTTAGCATTTTCAACAGCCCCTATTTCTGATTCTTCAGTAGAACCAAGTCTAACATTCAAAGCATCTATATACTCTCCGTTTGGTATAAGCCTCTCGTCAAGGCTCTTGTTCATTCGGCCTGCTACAAAATTTCTTTGAATGTTTGCCATTTTATTTTATCCACTTATCTTCACCTCTAAGATTCATAAGCAATCTGCTTGGGTGAATGTTACTTAACCTGATTTTAGCATTTCTTAATAAAGCTTGTTTGTTTTTTCTAGCTCTATTAATAATATACTCTTGCACTCCAAATTTACTATTTAATATAGCATATTGTATATAAGCATAAACGTAATCTTCAAATAATTTATTCACACTTATTTGTGAGTCATCACCATTTTCCATTCCATCAGATATGTATTGCAATACGCACTGTTGGTTTGCCATAGTAGAATCAAAATTAATAACACCAGCTTTTTTATCTATAGTAAACGTAGGATTTATATTAGCAGTTTCTGTATTTAAACCATATCTAGCTCCGATACGAGAATTGTATATGTCGCCCTCACAATCAACACAGTTGCCGTTCTCATCAGCTTCATTGTTTTGATTCAAATAAATACTATTTAAAGAACCCGCTTTTCTCGATGAATCTAATGTAGACTCTATAGTTGATACATTATTATTTCCATCATACCCAAAAACAGCAGTAGAGTTTTGAAGGTATTGAATAGAAGATTGTACTTGAATATTTTCAGTTAATTCTCTCAAGGTATTACCTTGAAACAAATAAAGCTTTACCCAGTTTACATAATCCGATGGTAAAACAAAACGCAAGTCATCGTATACTGTTAATTCTAACGCTTTTATTTCTTTAAAAGCATCGTAGTTTAATTCCTGAATTGCTCTTTTTGCGTGAAATAATATTTTATATCTATTTTCATTATTAACCAACGAGTGATTTCCATCATACATCAACTCAAAGTTAGTCATTATGTTGTCTAAACTTACGTATTGATAAGAACCCCAATTACTGTCTGTAGGTGCAAGACCGTCGTTAGTATAATATTTTCTTTGATTAATATATGCCATAATTATGTATTAGTTTGATTTTGTTGCTGTTCTTCTATTTGCCCAAACTGAAATACATCAGCTTCTCTAATTGATATACCTGCATATTGTAGTATTCTTGCTACTAAATTATTTAAGTCATCAATCGGTAATTCAAAATCCTGATAATCAGCTTGAGTTTGGTCAAACAAAGGTTCACCATTATATAAAGTAACAAAAGTCCATTTTGGGTCTAATGGATAACGAACGTATGTACCTTGAATATCTAAAGCTCCATTAAATGTGGTAGGAAAAATAGTTATAGAATCTCCCTTTTGAGTATATGCTGGATATTGAGATGACGGAGATGTTAAAAGAGATTTATTCAATAAATCAATTTTATTAATACTTACTTTTTCAGCTTCACCTTGCAGAACGCTATTCTGATAACATAAAACTTTGTTTAATAAATAATAATCATCACCAGTCGTTGTTTGACTAGGAAGGTAGTATATGTTGTTAGATTTTTGTACTAAAGTTTTTGTAACAGAAAAAGTGTCAATTACCTCTTCATAACCTAATTTAATATCAGCATAACCTGTTCCTGAAACTCTTGCATTTTCCTCATTAATCTGCTGATTATAATTAATAAAATATTCATCAAATAAATCTAACTGAGCTTGTTTAGCAAATAAGTTAAAATCACTCGGAGATATATATCCGTAGTTATTTTTATTGATAATAGCAAGTACAGTATTTCTTACAGAGTTTATCATTTTAAAATCTTTTTACAAAGATACATAAAATAAAAAAGCACCCTGATTTGGGTGCTTTCTTGTCGATAGTAAAGGAAGGATTAAATCGTTATGCGACTGCAATTCCACTTACAGCATAAGGTAGGTTATCTACGTTATATGCTGGGTTTGTCCAAGAAGTAGCTAATGCTGCTACAACTGCACCTTCAATTGTGTCTCTTTCTTTTTCATCTCCCGCAGCTGCTGTTGCGTGAGTAATAGTAGTTACTTTACCACCACCATAAGTAATTGTTACTGTAGTAGTAGATGCTTGCTCTATTAATACAATATCACTAATAGCTACCAATTGGTATTGCTCATTAGTTACTGGAATATTTAAAAATTTTTGCATTGTAAAAAAATTAATAGTTAAACTTAAAGTACAAAGTTACGAATTTTTTGCTAACGCTTTTAAATGCTTATATGACTCTAATCCATCATCGCTTTCAAAGTATGAAGCTATAATGAACAATGGGTCTTCCCCGTATGGTATATTACACATCTTCTTTTTATTAGACGCTGTGTTAAACCACACTTCTTTCTTATTATTTCTAAGTTGTATTAGATTTTTATCTAATATGTTTTGAATAGTAGCGTTAAACTTAAGAGCAGGGTCTTTTAATAAATTCATAAAACCACCTGGGTTTTGTTTTGCAAATATTAAAATATCTCTTCTAAGCTCAGCTGTTGTAACTTTAGAAACGTCTTTTTGAAATAACACTCTAGCTACGTTTTCAACTTGCTCTACTGTAAGTTGCCTTGCTTCTATTAAAGCATCAACTTCTAAGTTTAAGTCTTCTACTAACTCAGCAGCTTCTTTTGCTTTATTTACTTCTGTAAACACTCTTCCTTTTCCAGGATGTAAGTCCATGAATTTTTGTAAGACTTGATTATTTTTAGGAACGTGTAAGAATCCATCTTCAAATACAATAGGCTCAATGATAGCGTTATCATCTTG